GAAAATTATTTTGTTTTAGTATCCCCGATTGTTTCCATCCGGTTGCGAATGCTTTTTTGCCAGTCAGATAGGATAATTTCAGCCACCCCAATGAGTATATAAAGCTCCTGCGTGGAATAATCATTGAATTTGCGCTTATTGCCCTTTGCGCCTTGTTTTTCCGCCCAGGCAATCGCATCAGCCGGTTTTCTATCCATCCGGTGGAAAATGGCTATTATCGCCTTTCGCATCCGATCTTCCTTTGTGTTGTGTGTTGGAGGCTGAACGGAATTTCCACTGGTATAATTCAACCTTGTGGTCAATTCATTGACCTCATGCCAGGACAGTTCCTTTAGGGAGGTTGTCTGACCGTTGGTGAATTCCCCGATCATTTCTTCTTTGGATAATGGATTTCCTCGCTTTACACTGGCATTATAGGCGGCAAAAAAGGCGGCATACTTATTCGTCATTGTTTTCAATTTGCTCGTGAATCTCAACAGATGTTACTCCAGCTATGATAATTACGAAGGTGATGCGTACCCATGCACGCCATTCGAACGGATTTAGTTCAGTTGCCAATATGGCAAACATGCCATATATAAATATGATGCGAATCACGCAAAGGAAAGTTGCTTTAAATAGTGTCATTGTTTCCTCCTTTTTGTATAAGCCTCATGGATGCTAGTCAGGCTATCTAAGATTAGCAGGACAGCGGCGGTAATAATTATGATTTTCATATAATATTAATTTTGATTTAAAGTGTGTTTAAATGCGCCCTGTAGACACAAGACGCCTGAAAACACTATTTACTAACTATTAAATCTCTTCAAGTTTTGCCTCAACAAAGAAGTTCTCATCCTGTTCAACAAATACATAGGCTTCCTTTTTCAACAGGTCAAGAATGGGCCTGTCTTTTTCGTCTGATGCTTTGAGTGCCAGAATATTTTCTTTATTGATTTCATCTTTTTGGCGAATAAGCGTCTTGAAAATCTTGTTTTTCTTCATCAGTTCAAGCACTGCATCCCAAGTGAATTTTTTATCTTTGGACACCTTTGGGGTTCCTGTCCTGAAGCCAATAATTGTGTGCAGTAATTCAAGACTTTTCTTTTTGCCCCAGCTCTCTTTTTGCTCATTTGCAAATGCATGGAGAATTTCTTCTGGTTCGGCAAGTTCATCCTTTAGCTCGCTGATTTTGTCAACGTATTTGCTTTTTACCTTGTTTAACTCCTCATTCATTTTTGCCTCTTCTTTAAAAAGGCTGTTTTGCGTGGTGGAATACTTCTCACTGGCTGCATTTGCTTCTTCCAGTGTCACATTTGTGTAGACCTTCTTTTTTGTTTTAGCTTTTGCCATTTTCTTGTTTTTAATATTAACTGAATTGTTTATGTATTTCGAGGGCTGTCATGTGCAGCTTATTGGAAAAATCGTTTGTGGCCTGATCGTTCATTTCTTGCCAGAGCCAATAAATCCCCTGGGCTTGTACTGGGGAAAAGGTCAACTTGAACTCCTGTCGCTGCTCTGGGATTGCTAATTTCTTTTTTATAACTGTAAGGCATTCGATCAGGGAATACTTAAATATCCACTCCTCAACACTGTAGTCCCAGTCTATTAAGACATGCTCCAGTAATACCTGAAAAGACATCATTTGGAAGGCCGACAATTTTACTTTGAACTTATTCATGGTTATCTAAAATCTGGGTTCAACAATTGGGAGAATAAAGCGAACAAAGTTGTCTGAGACGTCCTTGTCAAAAAGCATATATTCTTTTACGGTTTTATATGGATACTGTTCAAATGCCTCTTTACGGTAATATAACAGGGCTTCATCATCACGAAGGAATTCAACAAGCCACCATGCCCAGAATCCATACTTTTTTTCATTCAGCAGCTTGTAGGCGAACTTTGGAGCGTATTTTTCAGCGATCATGCAACCCACCTCAAATAATACTTGAATCCGGTATTCGCTGGATATTTCGGCTATCCATAGCACCTCCCTGACAGTTTCAACAAATGAAGCGGCCTTTACGTAAGTGTGGCTATTGGGTTTAATGTAACTGGCTCTCATTTTTGTTCCCTTTTAATTGAATGAGGATATTTTCACATTTCAATACTTTTTCAGCGACTGGGTCTTTTACAAAAACGACCCCTTCAATATGGTCAAGAGCGTATATGATTGTGGTGTGGTCCCGTTTGAAGAATCGGCCAATTGCAACCAGTGTCACCTTTGGGATATATTTCTTGATTAAGTACATAGCGATGTGGCGGGCGGCCGACACTTCCATATCACCTTTTGCAGAATTCATAATTTTATCAATGGAGACGCCAAGCGTATCTGATACCAGATAAGTAATCAAATCCATTGAAAAAGGAGATTCCAACTCTTTAACCGCAAGGTTGACTATAACACCAAAGCGATTATAAACCTCCTTCTCCACGCCTCTGATATATTCCATTAGTGGCTTAAAATCCGGCTCTACTTTGCTAATGTCTTGTTTCATAATTATTTAATTAAATCGGTAGTGCGGTTGATAACCCACAACTCCAGATCGAAATAAGGAAGCTCAGCACGAATCGGCTGCTCACCTTTTGGCTGGCGAATGGAATCGCCTTTTTCCGATGTTAGGCACTGGTTAAATACATCAAAAGCCTCATCGTAATCATTGAAAATCTGTTGATCATCCAGTCCGTCACCGGTGATCTGATAGGAGTCGTCCATTTTGGGGAGCCATACGACCATGTAACTTTTCGTTTTCATAATAATTTGTTTATTCGTTTTCAATAGTTCCCCAGAATAGCTGGGATTTTTGTTCGTCAATACTTATTGTTCCGCCTGGGCATCTGCCAGAAATGAATGCGGTTAAGCCCTGTACACGAATTATTATTTTACTGAGCTTCTTTGCCAGCCGTCCAAGGGCATTGCTTGGTTCGTTTTTTTCTTCGTGCGCAACGTATATAAAGAGCTTGTCTGGATATTTGTAAAGCAGCCTGCGTAATATGCCACCTTTAAAATCATCTGCGTAAATGGTGCAATTGTCAAAAACAATCACATTTGGGCTTTTGCGCCTATCCAGTCGTGCTTCCAATTCATCAATCGGTAGATACTCTAAGTAGCTCAATCGGGATTTTCCGACCTTAATGCCTGCCCTTTTAACCGCATCAACAAAGGTTTTATCTACACCTTCCTCCGCACTTATGTAAAGAACTCGTTCAAATTCACTTAACAGGTCGGCAACCTTTAACGTAAACCACGTTTTCCCGTGCTTTTCCTTACCGTATATCGTCCATATCCCATTACGGGTGGGTTCTCCCATTGCCTGCGCCCAAAGCCCGTCCAAACCGAACGTTTTGTATTTCTTGTCAAATAGATTTTTAGTACTCAGGGCACGAACCATAATTGTTACAAATGATTTTAAGATGAGGGAAGGAGGAAATGATTATTGGTTGAGGATTAACAAAGATTCCGCACGACGCAGGCCGCCAATATTGCCACTGTCATTATTCAGGCATCGTCTGACGATCTCGTTTAACTTCGTCTTGTTTTTCATGTTCGGGGTGAGAACGTCAGTGATCAACTTCTTATAGAAAGAAAGCTTTTCGTTCTTTTCGGCAGGAACAATGGTGGTATAGCTCTCTGAATACCGGCTGAATAATTCGGCATAGCCGACCTTTTTATTAGAGATGCCACGTTCGATCTTAGCACGAAGACCATCAGCACCCATCAGATACCAGCCACAAGCGCCTACGGTCGCATTCCAGAACTCTTTAAGCTCCAGAAAGGCATTATACTCCAGATCGCCTGCTTCATCAATAATGATGATCGGATTAGGCAACATCCCCAGGGCATATTTGATGTTTGCTTTCACCTTGGCCAGTTTATCCTGGGCATCAACACCGATTGCCTTACCCAGCAGACGAATGAACAGCTGCTTTGTTTTAGCCTGGCTGGCATCCACGTAAAAACAGTTATCCAGTTTCCGAGATAGGTATTTAGCGGAATAGGTCTTGCCAATACCACAATCGTCCACACAGATACGGCCTTTGGCGAATTCTTTACAGAAAAGGACATCCTCTTCGATCATGTTATATACCTCTGTTCTGGCCATTACCCATTTGCGTTCATTGAGTGGCATATCCAACTCACGAGCGATATTGAGCCACTGGGCATCTTTCAACAGGCCAGCGGTATCATGGTCATTTTTCAGGCGGCTATATACAGTCCCGTTGATATCGAACTGTTTTGCAAATTGAGCATCGGTGCCTCCGAACTTTGCACGCTGCTCTATAAGCGCAGCAACGATCATCTTTTTTTGTTCTGTAGTAATAGTAAGCATAGTGTGTTTTTTTTCGTTATTTAGCCTGGATAAAGGCGTCATAACTGATGTCAGAAAATTTAATCCGTTCGATCTTTGCGTTTTCCTCTTTTAAAAAGGTTTTTAAGTGGTTTTCAACAGCTGGTTGAACTTTGTAAAAGGCGTCGGACAAAATCAAAATTTTGAGTTTTCCTCGCTTTTCCGGCTTGTTGGGGTGTGGGAGTGTTTTAATGTCCACGTAGGCCACGAATATTTTCTTTACTGCCATTAGAATCTGTCTTTAAGTGATTGGGATTTATATTTGATAACGGATTCCAGTTCGTCTGGAAGCTCCGGTAAGGTTTCCACCTCTTCGGTTTCAGTTTGTGGTTCGATTGGATTTTTACGCTTGTTCAAGTCTTTTATGACGAACTTCCGGTTCAGAGTTTTTTCACGGTGGTCAATGATCACCAAGTCCTGTAATTGGCTCATACGACGCTTGGCATAAGAAGCGATTGTATTGGCGTAGGCGCTCATGATCTCACGGGCTTTTTCCTGCGATGGGTCACGCTCGATTTTAGCACGGCTATACATAGGTTTAGCAACAGCTTCACAGATATAGCGGTCACCGCCACGCAGGTAAACGATGGCCTTCATTACGTTGCCTTCGTTATCATCCAACCAATAAACGTCCACCTTCTGACCTTCAACCAGCTTCATGCTATCGATTAGTGGTTCTCCCTTGGAGACCTTGCCATCCTGTCCAAGCAAGAACTCGGAGTTATTAAATCGGATAATGCCAGCGTTGCAGCTCGTTTCGGTACGATATCCCAGGGATGGAAGTATTGCCTTCCAATTCGTAGGTTGCAGATCAGGGTTTTGCATTTCCATAAACACCTCCCACCTAGTCTTATCAGGGTAATCGGAGTGGGGCATGTTATTCCAGTCCTCAATATCTTTAAGACTGTTTTCCACTATCTGAGCGTAAGGAATAACCGGCACATCTTTAGGACCGCCCTGGTTATCTTCTTTTTTTGCGTGTGGCCGTGCGAGCCATCCTTCTTTATCTTTCTCAAATTGATATCTTAATTGCCCCCAGTAGCGTTCGATACGTTTACCACGGGCGTTATTTGCTTCTATACGGACATCATTGAACATGGCGCCATTCTGTAAGAATGTTTTGCTATATTGGGAGTTCAAACTGGCTTCGCACTCCAGCTCATAGGGCAGGCAAATACCCCATTCGGTATAATTGCGTACCATTTGGCGGTAGAAATCCACGATAATCCCTTCTTTGCTTTTGCCATGCACCCAGGTGGTGAATGCTTCGCTTCCTAGATCAATACCCATATAGAACCAGGCACGATCATTACCAGAATATTTGAAAGGCGGTTGACGGTCATCCACTGAAATGATAGAACCGGCAAATTGTGGCTTAATAAGGGAATGGTGTGGATTGAACTTGCCCATATAAATCTGGCGATTACCGGAGCGTTTAAGCGAAGTGGCGATATAATCCTCCCACTTGCCCAGGTAATTAATGATCGTAGCATCAGAAAGCGGTTGGAACTGCTTAGGGTCGAACAATTCGCCAGTTTCTGGGTTGATCACTTCCATATAACCAGAAAGGAAAGCTTCAAACCGGTTGCTTATTTCGGTTCTGGTTGGTTTGCCCTTGTTTTCACTGAATAGGTTGTTCAGGAGATCAAGAACCTCATCTGTAACCTTTTTGGAATTCTGGTTGCGTAGCTTACCGGAGATCAGGGAGTCATAATTATAGCCACCGTCAGTAGAATTGATAAAAGAACGGAATGTTTCTTTGAAACGTTTGTCAGATTCAGGCAAGGTGTGCTGAACGTCATATTTGACCTTTAAAACTGTTTGAAAACCATGTGCATCCTGACAGATCGTATGCATTACGCCTTTCAGGGAATGGTTTTTGGTTTTCCGCTCGTATTCACGGGCTTTTTTTAGGTCAACGCAGGCAGAAAGGACAGAAGCATTGGTTATATACTCTTCAATATGCTTTAATGAAAGGCCGCTGCCGTCCTCAAATTGGAATTCGGTAAAAAATTTGACCGCATTATCATCGGTTTTGTACCAGTTTTCCAATAAATGTTTCGCTTTTCTGGGGTCTCCGATCGCGTCCTTGACATCTTTGTCCAGGCTATCAAAGTTGATCAGCAGTTGCCGACCATTGCCGCCACGTTGTACGGCCTTGATTCCGTAGTCTTTATCTTCGTAACGTTTAAGGCGCATCTGAAGAGCACGCAGTGTTGGAAAATAATCAGGTACTAATTCTTCCTGACTTACAACCAGTATGTTATTGAATTCTAAAGGCATATGAGCATTATTAGTTAGTTAAAAACAATAATCTTTAGTGGATTCTGTTTGGCTTCAAAATCGCAACAGCAGCATCATATCGTTTTTTATATTCCTTTTTTATCGACTCAGCGGCCTCGCTATCCCTTTCACCTTTAATTGATTTCCGAATAAACTCGGCAGAATATTCGGTCTCTGATGCTAGGCTTTTTACAATAAATGCTCGAATGTTGTCGTATTTAGTTTTTACCATATCTTTGTTCATTGTTTAGTTTGTACCCTTGTTGCGTACAAATTAAAGTCAAAATTTTGACTCAAAGAAATATTATGGACAAAATTTTATCCCCTATTAAGGAGCGGATTCTTAAGTTTATTGATAATCAAAGCATTCAAAAAGAAAGTTTTTTTGAGAATGTTGGGATTGCTCCTTCAAATTTTAAAGGAAAGGGTCTTTCAAGTGAAATTGGTGGAGAAAAAATTGTCAAAATTTTGTCCACATATAAGGCCCTTAACCCTGAATGGCTTCTTTTAGGGAAGGAACCTATGCTTACAACCCAAATAGTGAAAAAGAACGACAGCTCATTTACAAATGAATCAATACCTCTAATTCCGTTAAATGCAATGGCTGGTTTCGGCGAAGGAGAGATGTCTATTCTTGATTATGAATGCGAACGATATGTTGTGCCTAATTTTAAAGGTGCGGATTACCTGATAACCGTCAAAGGATTATCAATGTATCCTAAATACAATAGTGGCGACATTGTTGCATGCAAAAAGCTGAATATCAAGGATATATTTTTCCAATGGAACAAGGTTTATGTTATCGACACAGATCAAGGTCCATTAATAAAGCGTATAAAAAAGGGAAAGGATGAAAATTATATATTGGCAGTAAGCGAAAATGCAGATTTTGACCCTTTTGAACTCCCTGTTTCAAAAATATATTCGATTGCTCTGGTTGTTGGCTGCATTCGCATGGAATAAAAACAAAAAAGCATTAAACAAGTGAAGAAAACATGATTTGGATTTCCGCTTTCTTGCCTCAACCGCTATAAGTGCCGCCAATCCTGCCTTTCAGTTTGATATCGAGTTTAACCGCCTGGAAATATAGGGGGGGGCTATTGGTCAAAATGTGGCTTTTATCCGCTTTTTTTGGGCGTTAAAGGTGGGTGAACAGGTCTTTAAAATCCCTTTCATGTTCGCCCAAATGTTCGCCCAAATGTTCGCCCAACTCATTTTTAAGCATTTTTCATTATAAATATGCCAGTTTTAAAATTCGATAAAACAGGGCAATTTCTGGCTTTTATTCGTTGGCCAAAAAATCCATCAAATTCACTATTGTAGGCTATTACGAGGAATATTTAAAGAGGTTTTAAACCTCAAAGCAAGCAATTGTCAAACAGGCAAACAAAAACCAGCATATTTTAAAGCTGGTTTCAATTTTATTCAATTTTCTGGACATTTCGTTTTTCTGGACATTTCCGTCAAAATTTAGGCAAAATATACTGTTTTCGGGCTTTTCAGGCTTTTTTCGCCTGCCTTACTTTCTGGACACTTGGTTTTGTTGCCCATAGATAGACCGGATATTTTTTCTTTTTTAATTATTTAATGGACATGACCTGCATCCAGCAGTGTTTTATATTTA